GCGGTTTTTGAGGGGCATCCAGCCCCTCGCTTTAGCTCCCTGTTAGAGGAGCCTCAGGGTCCCCACCTCCTAAGTAAGCAAGAGGTGGCACAAGGTTTCCCACCTTGTGAAGACGAACTCCACCGGATCCTCACGGATGCGGCGGATGCCCGTTTCGCACGGCTCGTACGCTGGACGAATATCCCAGTTTGGAGCAGTGCAGGCCCTTGTACGGTAGAACTGGTGGCGTGTTCTTACCACTAGTTGACCGTCTTTAATACTCCCTTGAAGAAACGCCAGGAGCAAACCCGCTGGATTGCGGATAAGCGCCCGGTACTTCCTCTTCAGCACGTCTGGAATCACTATGCGACGGTGTCCAAGCTCGATAGGTTCGCTGACTGGCACATACCGTAGGTACCCAAGGGTACCATGGAAGCGCTTTATCGGCGTTCTTTTCTCGAGCAAGGACAGGGGCACGCGTAAGCCTGCCTCCTCGTTGTCCCAAGGTGGGACCGGTCGAAATTTGACCGACGATTGTAGTAACGAGACGGTGGCTGGAAGCATAACCCCAGTCGTCGCACACCAGGCGATGAGCCGGTTCAACAGGGAGTAGCGATCCTGAGGCCGGGCCAGCTTCTTACAAAACACTGGCCGTACTGGTGATCCTTTAAAGAAATCACCACCACAGGATTCGCGGAAGGGTCCTTGAACAAAGGACTTGTCTTCGTTAATCCTAAACCCCAAGAGCATAAGGAGGCGTTTAACATCACCTGCGATCTTTCGATTACAAATGATGTCGTCCCCAAACACTCCGAAGCTGTCGGACGTTAAATGCCCTTGCCGAGGGAGTCGGATTTTCACTCCCCTGGCCTGAGCACACGAGACAACGACTGCTGCAAAGATAGCAGTTTCTAATGGGAAAGTATAACCATTTCCCATACTGCTCATCATATGCAGTACAAGCTCCTCCCCAGAAGGGAGGATCACCGTTTCATGTCGTCCAAGCTTCAGCCACTGGAAAAACCCAGGAGGTAGAAACTCTTTCAACATGTTAAAGGCGATCGAGTTGGAAGCCTCAGAGAGGTCGAGCGTTATTAACTCATCCTCCTGAGATCCTAATCGAGCAAGTTCTCGATTCAGCACAGGTTGTAGCTCTAGGTCAATTCCGAAGAATGACTTCAAGCGTCTGCGCATAATGGACTCGAGGCCTAGCTGGTAGTAAGTATTCAGCGTAGCCTCAATATTAATAGTCCTCGAGCAGTCGACCTTCTTTGGGACAAAGGCCAAACGGCTACCCCGAACTACACAGACTGGTCCAAAGCTCAACTCGCGAGCCATCTCGGCACGTTCGAAGAGCTCCCGGTCTCTAGTGTAATCCCTGTACAGTTCATACAGGAGGTGTGACGAAGACGTTAGCTTACTCGAAAAGAGCTTTGTGTATAGGCTCTCCCCAAGCGCGCCGACGTTAGCCCCCGGGCCGGTCCTGCCCTCACTAAAAACGTGAAGGTGTGAACCGACTAGAGGCATACCGTCAACATGGTAGAAGTTGTCGAGCACCCTCTTCAGGGTGTTTACGAGAACCTCGTCCCATGACGTCTCCAGGACAAGCTCCCAAGATTCACAGCGTTTGTTAGACGCTAGGAACTTGTTCAAGGCGCAAGCTTCAGCTGCTTCGCTAGAATCCGCCTCAAACTTCGAGACGAAGTGTTTGGCGAGCTGGTAAGCCGCTACCTGTTTGGTGGAGGAGTCCACAGGCCAATCAAGCTGATCCGTTTCGGGATCAACCCACTCAGCCAAGTCACACCGGAGGGTTTGGTAAAGAGCGTCAGGCGTTAATTTCATGTCGACTCTACCTCTTGTTTGTGGTTTGAGGGCCAACAAACATAACGATGGTTCCACTAAAACTGCGTGGTCTCGAGAAGCGCCTGAAGAGCATGCACAACGTTGTGCAGGTACTCCAGAGCTACATAAACTAAAACTCCAACGAGACCACCGGCGGTCAGAACTTTCCCATGGTGAGCTTCGGCGTATCGCCGCACCTTTCGTGCGGTTGTACGCAGTCGCGGACCAGGGTTAGAGGAGGCCGTCGACAAGGGTGTCACCCAGACCAGCGGTCAGCTGACTGAGTGCCCCGACAAAGCAGGAAACCATCGCCCTCACCTCGGGGTGCTTGTACGTCTCAGCTCCGGCTGGGATCTCAAACTCGCAGCGGATAATACCAATCTGCGAAGGCTGATTCTGAGCCGGAAGCATGCCCTTGCGAGCAATGAGCTTGTACACGTTCCGAGGAACAGAGGTAATAACTCCCGTCGTTGGGTTGACCGAACCGAGCTGCTTCATAACGCTCGGCCTAAAGAAGGTCAACGTAAACGGACTCGACACCGAGTGGACCGTAACGCCTGTCTGGGTTCCCCCATAAGCGTTAATGGCCCACTGCTTCGATGAAGAGTTGGGAGCCGAGTCAACAACCCCGGAGTAAGTGGGGTTTGTGAACCCAGTCTGGGCACTGCCCGTGATGGGGAAAGACAAGGAAATTGACATTGTAGTCTATCCTATGGAGCATGGATTTATGATAGAGTGAAGCACCTTAGCTTTTGCTTTGAGGCTTTGACGACCCCCTCCCGGGGATCAAGCCTTCCCAGCTCGAGCCTTGGATGTCACTTGCGTCTCAGCTTGTCATAAAACGACTTGCCAATTCGCTCGAGTGACCCCGCGTTCGACACCGCCAGTGCCAACAAGTTGGCACCTTTAATCGGGGACAACGGCAACTTCCATACCAAACTAGGTACGAAGTCGCCGACATACTCGTCCCTGAGAACGATGCGGTTCGCGGATTTCCACTCTGGTGGACGCCAACGCTTAACGTAGTATCCAGGCACTTGAGTTAGTTCTATAGGCACCAATTTCCGTTCGTTAATTCTGTGAACGGTCTTCTGCACCCATAGGAGGTTCTCTCGCCTGTACGACCACGCCTCTATCACATCGTCTAAATTGACGAAGTAATCGACCAAGAAGGACCAGGGCGTTAACTGATACAGAGTAGGCACAAACTGATCCAAGGTCAAACCGAAGTTCGCCAAGGACAGCGTGTATTTCTCTGCAGCCAACTGGTTCCCGACAGCCCCGAGGTATGTCACGATGGCATACCCTTCCTGCTCAATGTCGTAGTAGAAAAGGCTATTACCGAGTGGCTGGGCATTGCCCCGCCACGCGATGGCCTTCCTACTACTCTCGCAAGAAGCCTTAACCCTCACGGATTTGGGCTCCAAACCGAGATTGACAAAAGCATCCACGGCCTGAGTAAGGTCGCTTACGAAGGGTTTCCAACCGAAACTAGCCTCGAGCCATAAGTCCGCCAAGTCTTTCGACCGGTTCTTGAAGTTACGCAGTGTCAGTCTATGGTAAGGCTTCTTTGCCTTCCCTATATAGCCGGCAAGCGCTCTCCTAAAACCTAGAAGCGGACTCTTGATCATTCGAAGCGCCTCTCGCATTTCGCCTAAGAAGGTGCCACTTTGGAAATCGGTGGACCTCTCTTGCGCACGCTTGAGGAACTTAGCTTTGGCGCAGTTGTCAGCTGCCTCAACCTCTGGTCCAGAAGAAAGTATCTGGACCCGCGGATCACCCCAATAGTCTGGGCTGGTGGCCTTCTGGGGGATGACAAAATCCCCAGACAAACGAAAGAGCCTATATTGGCCAGGTATGGAATTTTCGTCCCACACCTGCTCAAACACACCTCCAAGGTAACTCAAATGCTCTCGCACGCCGTAAAGACGTGTGGTGGCACAGAGTCCTTGCCGGATCGCTTCTCGCCAGAAGGGATTTTTCTCACCCTCCACGGTAGAGTAGCAAGTAATATAAGAATCCGGCATACCTGCGTCATACGTAACCGCGGGACCCGCATGGGGCTCGTAGTACACGTCTACATGACGCCGGTGTGTTACAAACGAGTCTTTCGAGTAGGCCTCATACCTGGACATCAGGGGTGACACCTAGAGGTCGAAGGACGGCATTAGCCGTACCACCGCATGCTTGCGGTGGCTCCTGGCTTTCACCAGGAAACTCGACAGAGCCGGTCATCGGCTCAAAAGCGTGACCCGCCTCCTGAACACTTTGGTTGTCAACCATCGTGTTTAAGAGATTAGCCTCTGCAACTAGGCTCATAGCACCGACACACGTCCGTGCGAGAGCTGCAAGGTCCTTGATCGAAAGTTCCCTTTCAATCATAAGACCACCACCGATCGGCAGTTTTGCCTTGATAGCGTAGATTAACTCCATTTTACCGGAGTCACCGGATACCCAATCCTCCTCTAAGACAACATCCAGAGAAGGAGCGTCACAGCCTAACGGCTGATCGACATGGAGAACCCGGAAAATCTCGTTCATCTTGGCTTACTCCTAGTAGGTGGGTTGCAGACGGGGGCGGG